TTACATATTGACTCTTATAACTTCACCATCTTTGAACGTGAACTCCATGTAACGTTGGAAGATGGTGATTTTTTCTACCAAACGACGGACTAGTTGTTCATCAAAATCTACTAAGCCATATTTGTGCAGATTAACCAATTCATTGATTTCATCAATACTATGCAGTTTGGCTTGTTGATCAGTTTCACGACTCTGTACTTTTTCTTTTTGCCTCCGTAGGTCCATGATTTGTTGTGTGAGGGCATCACAGTCCTGGTGCTGATTAGCAGCTTGAATCAATTTCATCTGCACCTCTTCCAACTGTTGGTCGATTTGATCAAGTGTTGGGCCTTTAGAGTTCTTAATGACCTTCATGATGTTAGCTTTAATTTGTTTACTGGCCAACTCATGCCCTTCAATGAGCTGATTGAATGCTTCAACGGTGGCTTCCTTCAGCAATGGTTCTTTGACGTTTCGAATCATGCATCGCCGGCCAGTCTTATTGCGTCTTACGCGGCTTGCACATCGCCAGACTGCCACTTTTTCCGGTCGATACCACATGTTCCGTTGCAAGATATCACCGCATTTACCGCAGAATACTTTTTGAGAAAAGCAGTATTTTCCGTTAATTCGCCGGTGCTTGCCGTTCTTAGTCGTGATTCCGTTACGTCGCTGTTTGATAATTTGCTGGACTTGCATGAACACTGATTTAGGAATAATCGCTGGGTGGTCGTTCTCCACATAGTACTGTGGCATGATTCCTTCGTTCTTTACGCGCTTTTTGTTCAGAAAGTCCACAGTGTAAGTCTTTTGTAATAGAGCATCACCCATATATTTTTCATTCTTCAGGATTTTGGCCACGCTGCTAGAACGCCAATTCTTTGTTTTGCCACCAGTTAAAATACCATCTGCTTTAAGAGAATCAGCTATTTGCTTCATCGTCATTCCGTTTAGGTAGCTATAGAAGATGCGCTTAATGACCTTTGCTTCTTCTGGTTCAATCACCAAGTTACCTTGAGCATCCTTGGTATAACCCAGAAAGTGATTATGGTTCACGAAAACTTTCCCTTGTTGGTAACGATATTGAATCCCCATCTTGACGTTTTGCGATAAGGACTCACTTTCTTGTTGAGCAAGGGAAGCCATGATGGTAATCAAAACTTCACCTTTGGCATCCATGGTGTTGATATTTTCTTTTTCAAAGAAGATTGCAACATTGATAGCTTTTAAGTCACGGATATATTTCAAACAGTCGATGGTATTCCGGGCAAATCGGCTAATTGATTTGGTAACGATCAGGTCAATCTTACCGACTTTACAGGCTGCAATCATTTTATTGAATTGTTCCCGTTTTTTGGTATTGGTTCCGGAGATCCCATCATCGGCATAAATACCTGCAAATTCCCAGGGTGGCTCCTTTTGAATTAGTTCTTTGTAATGATCTACTTGAACTGGCCTGCTCATCGTAATCGGTCGAAACCCGGCAGTATGCAGCCACTCGAAGCTTTCCAAAAGATTGTGGACTACGTGGATGATGGACACTGTTTCCTTTTTGCTGATGGGCGGGAATAATGCGTACTTTACCCAATTAAATCACCTTCACTTTCGATAATGCTGTACAAGTATTCTGCTTGCCGAATTGGTTCGCTGAAACGTTGGCGGATTACCCCACGGTAAAAGTGTTCATCAAGGCAAGCTGCTTTGGTTAACTTCTCAGTTAATCTCAACCCGCATTTCAGTTTGAAAACCGCCTCTTTTGGACTGTTCACTACAATTTGTTGAACGAAGTCCTGAAATGGGGCTTTATTAAAGCCTGACAGTTTTTGACCTTGTTGACACCAATGAAGCAGGGTTCGCACGTTTTCAAAATTATTTGCCGAATCAGTATTGTTGCTATTAAACTGTTTAATCTTTTCGCGGCATTGGTAGGTATCCTGTTCGAGCTGAGCCGTTTGATTTACATAGATGGCTTTATCCAGCAATCCTGATTGCATCAATTCGGTTAGCGTTTCTGCTTTGCGGTCATTTGCCTTAACCTGATTGACCAATGAACTTAGCTGACCGTTGGTATCACTGTTAGCTTGAACTTGTAAATTTGCTAACAATGGCTGTAATAAGAATTTCCTACTGTAAATGAGTTTATTCATCATGTTGCAGAAAGCTGCTTCTAGGCTTACTTCAGTTACTGCTTTAACAGTACATTGCTTAGCGGAACTTAGATGTCTTTGACAAGCCCAGCAAATTTTATTGGGACGTGTTTGCCGCTTAAAAATAGTGCCACAATTGCCACAAGTGATTTTCCCAGAAAATAAGTAGTGGTGTTGGTACTTATGGCTGCCAGTTTCAATATGGCACTTTTGGACCGCTTCTTTAAGCAGAACTTGAACTCTGTTAAAAGTTTCGTGGTTAACTAAACTAGGGTGATGATCCTCAATTAAGTATTGGGTGAGTTCACCTTGGTTAAAATGACGGTGATATTGATCATCACTATAAGTCTTCTGGCAGAGCATATCACCGGTGTAATTACTGTTTCGTAAAATGTTAATCACGGTGTTGCTTCGCCATTGTCCACCATGCTTTGTTGCTACGTGTTTATGGTTCAATCCTTTAGCAATCCGACTAGCTGACATCCCTTTTGAGAATTGTTGAAAGATTTCTCGCACAATCCTGGCTTCAGCCTGATTAATAACTAAGTTGCCATCTTCAATTGAATATCCGTAGGGAGCCGAAGATACTCGAAACTCGCCGCTAGCGAAACGCTGTCTAATCGCCCAGCGCAAATTTCCTGCGGTTGAATGAGATTCATCCTGAGCAATGCTGCTGAGAATTGATAGAAATAATTCGCTGGCCATTGCTCCAGTGTTGATATGTTCCTTTTCAAATATAATTGGGATGTTCAGCTGTTGTAACTCTCTAACGATTCGTAAACAGTCGGTTGTGTTTCGTGATAAGCGGCTGATCGACTTGGTAACTACGAGGTCGATTAGGTGATTATGACAGTCGGCTAGTAATTCTTTTAAGGCATCACGCTTCGTCAATTTGGTACCTGAGATTCCTTCATCGTAATATATCTTAGCTAATTGCCAGTTAGGATGATTGCTAATGTATTTTTGATAATGTTCACGCTGATTTTCAAGACTCTCCAGCTGTTCAATATTGTCCGTCGAAACTCGACAATAAGCTGCTACACGGAGTTGCTTGACATTACGGTGGTAGCTTTGGATTTTAGTAATGGTTGACATGACAACCCTCCTTTCGTCAGTGTGGTATGTTAGCTCTGAAGGCTTGATGTATCAACGTTTCCGGGCCCTAATAATGGTGGAAATGATTGTTTATTTAAGGAATCAATGTCTTTAAATTCGGTGGGCGAAATAAGGCCTTTATTAAGTAGAGTCTGGATGATCTGTTTTGCTTGTTGGTAATGCAAATCGTTCAATAATTGCTCTGAACTAATATTCGTACTTGTTGCTATTAGTGGTTGATGAGTCACTGGTTGTACTTTTTTTACCATGTTTAATTACCTCCACTGATAAGCCAGAACAAGCGGAAAAGTAAACCATGGTAAAAGAAAAAAGCTGACAGAAAACTGCCAGCTAAAAGTTGAAAAATCAAAATATATCAGATATCATTAGTAAATGAAAAGAGAGCAACGAGCGGCATCTCGTTACCCTCAAACGCAGTTCAGGTGACTGAAGGATAGCTAACCGTTATGGTTAGCTTTTTTTATTATCGCGTAGGCTTTAGCACAGTCAATGACTAGCTGGCCGATTGCCACGATAACTAAGGCGGCATTAATTGCTGCTCCTCCAGTCCTTTCCTAAATAACATGACTCTCACCTCCACAGTTCAGATTATTTGAGGGGTGTGTAGCCACGTTAACTGCTAAGTCTTTCATGATGGGAGCGACCCATCAAGTCCGACCTAATAGCATTTTATCATAGAAACAACAAAAAGCCTGCAGACCGGAGTCCACAGGCATAAATCAGAGTAATTGATTGACACGTTTTTGAATTTGAATTGGATCATAACCAGCTTGTTTCAAACGGGTAATTCGCTCATTACCATTTCCCCAGGAACCACGGATAACTTCACGGGCAATTTGGTCGACTGACTTACGATTCAATAATTTATTAACTTTTTCTTGCACGACTGAGTAGTCGTAACCCGCAGCAGTTAAACGTTTTTGACGATCGACACCATTACCCCATTGCCCATTCAATACTTCTGCAGCCAGCTGATCAGGATTTTTTCTGGTGACTGGCTGTTTTTTGTCAATTACTGCTGCATAGTCAATGTAGGCATAATCTAGGTCGCAGTTACCACTGACACCTGGAACAGAACCAGTTGAATAATGCTGCCAAATTCCATAGTTGCCACCATAGTTACAACGTGGACCATATTCGGCTATCCAGATTGCATAACGCTGAGCAACAGTGGGAGAGATGTAATTTTGCAGTGGTGAACGAGAAATATATAAACCCGCATAGCAACCATTCTGTTCCAAAACGCTACAGAAGCTTTTTACTAAGCTATCACAAAAGTTGCGTCCGTTAGCAAATTGCCACTTTTCTTCCAAATCAAAGTAGATTGGATAATCAAAGTGCCGATTACCAAGGACGGTTAAGCAAGCCCGAGCTTCGTTGGCTGCATCAGCAGGTGAAACTGCATAGGAGTACCAGTAGGCCCCAACTTGCAAACCTGCCGCTTTGGCTTGTGCATAGTGTTCCGCAAAATAATGATCTACTTGGCTAGCAGAACGACCGTAGCCAGCTCTAATTAGGACGAATTTTACGCCGCTTGCTTTGACTGCATTAAAATCAACGTGACCTTGCCATTCAGAAATATCGATTCCTGGAATCATTACTTGTCACCATCCTTATTATGAAGTTGTTGAAGAACATTTTTTAATTTATCGGGTACAGGTAATCCTAATCGACTCGTGTTTTCTAATAGAGAAATACCTTCGTTAGAGATATAGAAGAAAATGGTTGCTGTGCGAATTGCGGAGCCATTTTTTAGTAAATACACATCAAGACAGTGAGCAATGCCAACCAATAATAGAATTAAAACCTTGCGGGTAAGCCCGCGAAATCCAATCTCACTGGATAATTTATGTTCACTAACGGCGCAAAGAACTCCGGTGATATAGTCCACGACCATAAAAATCAGGAGAATATATAGGAAACCATCGAGTCCTCCTAAAAACCAGCCAAGGAAAGCGCCAATAGCTCCGAAACACGTATTGATTACCGTTAAACTAGTTGTCTTCATTTGGATTATCAACTCCTTTCGAATATTCGGCCTTGATCTCCATATACTCGTGGTTGTATTTAACATCGTCAATGAAGCCAATATTGTAGCCACGTCCTTCAAACCATATATTGGTTTCTTCATCAATATCATCGCGATATCGAATGATGAATGATAATTGCTTTTCCAATTTTACGGTGACAGCGGTGTAATACTCTTGTCCGTGCAGGGCGGAAACTTTTGCCCACACATCACCCAGACGTACATCCTTGTACATTGACATTCCAGTATTAGGATTTTCGCCGACATATTTCTTCTTCATTAGCGTTATGCGCCGGTCTAATTCACCAATATCAACAATCTTACTAACACGTTTGTTTTGTTGTTGCATTAAAACTCCTCCTTCCGGTAAGGAGACAAGATGGCCCGGAGAAATTTGATCATGGCATCAAAATCGGCGGTTTCCCGATATTCGTAAAGGTAAGCCACGGTATAAAGAATTGCGGTATGAATATCATCGGGGAGGGGGTCGAATGCGGATAGTGGTTGACGAAGTACATTCTCGACTGTAGCTGTTGCCGATCCAATTAACTTCGTAATTAGGTCATCCTCAACAGTGTTATCCACCCTCAGGTAGGCTTTTGCTTCGGCCAAAGTAATAGCAGCCACATTTCATCAATCCTTTCTATTTAGCAGCCATGGACAAGGTTTTAATTGCTTCTGGTAGGATAACTTTACCGTCAACTCGTTGTGAGCCTAAGAAGCCAACTTGACCAGTTACGGCATAAAGTTCATTCAGACGTTTGAAGGTTCGTCCTTCTCGATCTGCAATCCAGTAGTAGTTAAAGTCACCGAAAAGAACTGGCTTATTAGCAGCAGCCAATGTCGGCATGAATGGACTAGTGTAAACCGGACAGTTAAGAATTCGGTCTGGTTGGCCTACCTGAACGGAAGGTTGCCAAATGTATTGGTCGTTCTTATCTTTCATTTTGCGGATGGCTTTCACGGTATCATCGTTCATCAAAAAGACAGCGTTTTGACGATATGGCGCCTTTAAGGAATAGAAAAGGTCAATTAAATCATCAAAAGTTAACGCATCGGCCTTGGCAGCTGTGGATCCGGCTGAAGCGCCATTAGTGTCGGTTAGGATACCAGTAGGTTGACCAGTACCGGTACCGGTTAAAAAGGCCTGTTCTTCAGCATTACCGAGTCGGCGTCCAAATTCATCGGAGAGATAAGACATCAAATCAAATGCGGAATCGTTTAGTAATTCTTCTGATACTTTGATCAGGGTCCCCAACTTATGTGCGCCTAGTGACACCTGACTAAATTGAGTGTTGGACTCTGTGTAGGCCGCTTCTTCTTCGAGCCAGGCTGCAGTACCTTCACTGGCTACCACTGGAATTTTGTGTTCGCCGCTATTGGTTTGGATGACATGACTGATCGTTCGCAGCACGTTTGCTTCTTGCAACTTTTGGATAAGTTGGTTTTCAAATTCGTCGGGCACTAAGAAACCACCATCGGGGTCCGCACCTTCCTTAAGAGCATCCACGACGGCATGTCCACGCATCATTTTCCAGAAATCTTTTGCATGAGCATCCTGTCTCTTTGGTAGCTGATCAGCAGTTGGGGAATTAGTAAGGGCCTTACAGGTAGGTTGGTTCAGTGCCACTTCAATTTCTGCCTGCTTGTGCCGTCGATTGATTTCCTTACCTAAGTCGACAACTTCTTGCTCCATCTTTTCATAACGGGCATTGTCTTCGGCTGAGAGTACATCTGATTCCTTTTGCTTAGCATTTAGGAAATCCTTTGCTTGTTTCCAAATACGGGCACGCTTTTCTTGTAATTCAGTAATTTTACTCATTGATAAGTCCTCCTAAAAATTAGTGTGATAACAAAGAAAGCCGCTTTTGCAGCGACTTTACAGAGATATTAGATTTTGCTTGTGGTTTTAGCTTGTTCAATAGAACCAATTCAGATTGTTTATCTGAATATGAGTAACAATCCGTGACATCTTTGTTTTGACCTAGCATATCGTCAGCGAACCCCAACTCAATCGCTTTATTGACATTCATCCAGGTTTCATCATCCATCATGGATGAAATTTTTTCTCGAGGAAGGTTTGTTTTAAGTTCATAGGCATTGATAATTGATTCTTTGGTTTCAGCTAACATTTGTGCAGCTTGATCAAGATCTTCTTTTTGTCCACCAACAATGGTTAATGGATTATGGATCATGATCATCGCGGTTGGGACCATGGAAACTTTTGTGCCTGCCATGGCGATGACTGATGCTGCCGAAGCAGCAATACCATCAATTTTGACGTTCACGTTATCGGGATAATTCATTAGCATCGTGTAAATGCGACTGGCAGCGACACAGTCACCACCGGGAGAATTTAACCAGAGATCGATCGGCCCTTTCCCTTGACTTAATTCATCTTGAAATACTTGAGGAGTGACTTCATCATCAACCCAGCTATCTTCAGCAATTGTACCGTTAATAGTTAATACACGTTGATTCTGAGGGCCACTCCAGTTCCAGAAACGTTTCATTCTTTTGGTTCCTCACTTTCTTTAGATGGTTGAGAACTATAGAAGTTACCAGCTTGGTTGAGTGGCAGCATATTGCCATTTACCAAGTATTCGTCACTGCCTTCATTAGTAGGGATGCGGTTTAGATCTTCAAGTTCTCGAATATCATTTGCAGACAGCCAACCATTTTGGCGCCCAATAGCATAGCCATTCATTCGGCTTTCGTAATCGCCACGTAGTAATCCATCAACATTGAATTTGACGAAAAACTTTCGTTGATCATCAGCGGAAAGAAGCTGTTGATTCATAGCTTGTTCCCAGCGAATGCACCAAGGGTTCAGGGTGTACTTTACAAATTCTAGTGATTGTTGCTCGATATTTGAGAATGTCGAACGATCTAGGTCACCAACCATATGCGGTGGTACACGAAAAATTCTGGCGATTTCGTCGAGTTGGAATTTTCGAGTATCAAGAAATTGCGCTTGGTCGGGTGGAATGGAAAGCTGATGAAAAGTCATTCCTTCTTCCAAAACAGCAATGCTGTGATTATTAGATCCCGAAAATTGTGATTGCCAACTTTTCCGGAGCCGTTCGGGATCTTTGACTACATTAGGATGCTCGAGAACACCACCAGGTGTGGCATCATTTTTGAAAAAGGTGGCCCCATATTGTTCGGCAGCCATGGATAATCCAATAGCATTCTTAGCCATAGCAATAGGACTGTAACCAATCAAACCATCAAATCCTAACCCTGCGATGTGAAGGACTTCATCGGACAAGAGAATTACTTGCTTCGATTTATTCTTTGCCTGGTAATCATCATAGTTGCGAGTATAGGTGTAGTAGATTTCACCGTTAGCAGCACGGTTAACGTCCATTCGATCTGGCATCAAAGGATAGAGCAGTGATCTTGCCTTGACCGTTTCGAATGATTTGTGCATAGGCATTACCCCACAGTAATAAATGGTTCATCATGGTTTCGCGAAAGATAAAACTGGTCATTTCTGGATTTGGCGCATCATGAAGCAAAAAATAAAGCGGGTGGTTAATTGCCCGCCTTTTCCCACCATCGCTGGTATATTGATAAATATGGAGTGGCAGTTCAGCTAATCCTTCAGCCAAGACTCGAACACAAGCATAAACTGCAGTATTCTGCATTGCGGTGCGTTCGGTCACATTTTGGCCAGCCATCGAACTGCCGAAGAAAAATGACATGGTGCTGGATAGGGTGTTTTTGGGTGAAGCTTTATTGGTATGGAACAATTTATTAAATAGACTCATGGCATCAACTCCTTTCAGTTCTTCGCAATTACAACATCAATAAACCTCGACCATCATAAACAGAATCACCATTATCCTCATTTCGGATAGCACGATCCAGTCCCATAATGGTGGCCACTACGCCATCAATTTTTTCGGTTGACTTAGCCTTATCAGGTTTGATATTCCCGGCTGGGTCAGTGCGGATGTAGATGTTGTCCATCATCCAGCGTAATACTGGGTGACCACCATGAGCGATCTTCTTTTCCAGAGTTAATCGCATTAGTTCTTTAGTTGGTGGGGTCATATCTTTAAATCCCTGACCAAATGGAACTACAGTGAATCCCATACCTTCGAGATTTTGAACCATTTCTACCGCACCCCATCGGTCAAAGGCGATTTCTTTGATGTGGTATTTTTTACCAAGATCATCAATAAATTGTTCAATAAAACCGTAGTGAACTACATTTCCTTCTGTTGTTTGCAGATAACCCTGTCGTTTCCAAATATCATATGGAACATGATCACGCCGAACTCGTAAGTCAACATTATCTTCGGGGATCCAAAAATAGGGCAGAAGGGTATAACCTTCAGAATCATCCCTTGGTGGAAACACTAGAACAAAAGCAGTGATATCGGTAGTCGACGACAGGTCGAGTCCGCCGTAACAATCTCGTCCCCGTAGTTCATTAGGATCAACTGGGAAAGCACAAGCATCCCATTTATCCATGGGCATCCAACGAACGTCCTGTTTTACCCATTGGTTCAAACGAAGCTGTCGGAAGGTATTTTCCTCTGCTGGATTTTCCTTGGCAGAGTTGTAGGCGTCTTTGACTTTCTCCATTTTGACTGTAATTCCTAAAGAAGGATTAGCTTTTTTCCAGACTTCGGGGCTCGACCAATCCTCATCCCGATCAGCACCATAAATTACTGGGTAAAAGCGGGGGTCATGCTTTCAACCTTTCATGATATCAATTGCTTTTTGATGGACTTGATAACAAATAGAATGCTCATCAGTGCCAGCGGTTGTGATTAAGAAGTAGAGGGGCTGAGTTCTGGCATCCCCCGATCCCTTCGTCATAACATCATAGAGTTTCCGGTTTGGTTGAGTATGCAGTTCATCAAATATAACTCCGGACACATTAAAACCATGTTTAGAATAAGCATCAGCAGATAGAACTTGATAAAAGCTATTAGTTGGTTCGTAGATCAACCGCTTCTGTGAAGCAAGAATTTTACAACGTTTCTTCAGGGCAGGATTCATACGTACCATATCAGCAGCAACGTCAAAAACAATTGCAGCTTGTTGCCGATCAGCTGCACAGCCATAAACCTCTGCACGTTCTTCACCATCGGCACAGCAGAGTAACAGGGCGATGGCGGCAGCCAGCTCTGATTTACCTTGTTTCTTTGGAATTTCTACGTAAGCAGTATTAAATTGACGGTAGCCATCGGGCTTTAAGATGCCAAAAATATCTCGAATAATTTTTTCCTGCCAATCGATGAGGTCGAAAGGCTTGCCTGCCCAGGTTCCCTTTGTGTGGCACAGGCATTCGATAAATGACACTGCAAAGTCAGCAGCATCTTTATCGTAGGTAGAATCCTTAGCCATAAACCTAGTTGGTGTGTAGTCTTTTAGCTTTCGCAAGAGGGCATCACATCCTTTCATTGATACTAAAAAAGCACTGAGAGTGAACTCAATGCTTGGTAGCTAATTAAATTTACCGGTTAAGATCAGGTTGATGTATCCGGCGCGGTCAGTGGTCAAATAGTCGATCAGATCGTGGCAATTATAGTAATAAGCGAGCCGCTTTACGTTTTCAACATCAAACATATTTACTTCACCGGTATTGCGAATTTGTAATACCTGTTGGCGAATACGATCACGTTTGGCTAATTCATCTTTGATTTTGTTCATGACTAAGCCTCCTGGTTCTTAAAAGCAGCCGATCCGGTTAAATTTTTGAGTAGCACTTTCCGTTGGGTCTTGTATTGGGGACCAATAAAACCCAAACGCAGTAAAAAGCAGCGGAAAGCATATTTTTCATTACTCTCATCACGTGGCGTTGACATAATTCGCTGATGACTCTTTGCGTATTGCACTAATTTATCGATCAATTGTTGATAAGCTGGAGCGTCATCAGTGTTAACTTCGGTGAACCAATCGAAGGATACACGTTGGTCATCAATTGTGAGAGACAAGGAATTCAGTTGGCAAGCGTCTTTGATTGATTGTCCTTTTGCCCAGATTAAATGGCGTAGGTTATCTAGATCTTGGTCAGTAAGCTCATTGCGGCGATATGTTATGTTCAACTTGACCGTCTCGCTGGATGTGAATCCCTGTTGCTTAAGATATGTTACTAATTCAGCAGGAATCTCATCTGGGGATAAAAGATTGCCATCCTTGCTGACGGTGTATTTACCAATCTGGTATGCATAAGTTGGTGTGTACTGATACTCTGCCCTTTGCTGAGTGTATTCAGCAATCTGTTCGACTAGCTTTTTGCGCTGTTTACCATGAACATTAAAATTAATTTCCATAGTATGTACCTCCTTGTTTGATTACTGTATACATCACTCTAGAAGATACAGATAGCAAGGACTTTCGAGGAATTAGGCCGGTTTTTTTAGCTTATTGTACGGAATTATGTGACCAACTCTTTCCACACTGACTTCTTGATCTGAACCCACTTGTTCGATATAGCGATTAACGATGACATCGCAGTACTTAGGATCGAGTTCCATCATGTAACAAATTCGGTTAGTCTGTTCACAGGCAATGAGGGTAGATCCAGAACCACCAAAGGGATCCAGAACTGTACAGTTAGACATTGTCGAATTCATGATTGGATAGGCAAGCAATGGAACAGGCTTCATTGTTGGGTGTTCCTTACTTTGCTTCGGACGGTCAAATTCCCAGATGGTTGATTCTTTGCGCCCGGTATACCACTCGTGCTTACCATCTTGTTTCCAACCATAAAGAACTGGTTCGTGTTGCCATTGATAGGGTGAACGTCCTAAGACAAGGGATTGTTTTTTCCAGATACAGCAACCGGATAAATAGAAATCAGCATCTCGAAATGCTCGCCGAAAGTTTAACCCTTCAGTATCAGCATGGAAAACATAGATACTGGCATCATTGGCCATTACCTTATTCATGTTTTGGAAAGCGGCTAGTAAAAATTGATAGAACTTATCATCATCCTGATGGTCGTTCTTAATCTTGCCGGCTTTGCTTTGGTAATCGACATTGTATGGTGGATCGGTAAGAACAAGGTTAACTTTATGATCACCAAGCAACTTTTGGTAACCTTCACCTTTTGTAGCATCACCACAAAATAGGGTGTGCCGTCCTAAATGCCAGAGGTCGCCAGCTTTAGAAAAAGTCGGTTTATTCAACTCGCTATCTACATCGAAATTATCGTCATGAGTATCACCTTCGGTAGCAAGCAAGTCAGATATTTCATCCTCATCAAAACCAGTTAATGAAATATCCAGGTCACTGGCTTGTAAGTCAGTCATCAACAAAGCTAACTTGTCCTTATCCCAATCACCGCTGATCTTGTTGAGAGCAATGTTCAGCGCTTTTTCTTTTTCTTCGTCTAAGTTGACAACTACACACTCGGCTTCTTTGATCCCTTCATTCTGGAGAATCTTTAACCGCTGGTGTCCGCCGACTACGCGACCAGTTTGTTGGTTCCAGATGATTGGATCAACGTAGCCGAATTCTTTCATTGAGTGTTTTAGCTTTTCGTAGTCAGGATCACCTGGCTTTAAGTCTTTTCGTGGATTGTAATCCGCGGGGATGAGGTCCGTTATTTTCTTCTTAACAAATTTCATTAGTTCATTCCTTTCCGTGAACGGAGCAAGCGTTCCATCACATCGTCCTGTGGTGTAGATCCTTGGTAAGTTGTAGCGTTGTTTTCTTTAACAACCTGAAAAATTTGAAACCATAATTGGCTGGATTGTTTCATGTAGTCGCGGCTCATTGATACGTAAGGGGAAGCAATTGCGTTCCCAGTTGTTGGGTGGCGGGCAAGAAAACCAAATTTTGAGATACATTCTTCACACTGAATCCAACGGCTTACACTTACCGCATATTGTTCAATCAGCTGAGTATTAACTAGCTTTTCACAACCACGCTCGACCAGCCATTCCCAGGTTTCTTTGAAAATATCAGCGGCGTCGAATTCTAAACCATTCTTCTGTTTGGCCTTGAGGTACTTCTTGACTGGCGGCATCACATGGCCTTCCAAATTGGTTGGTGTTGGTAGGTCAATCACCTGAGCATCTTGACCGGCTTGAATTTTGTCGTGAAGTGATTTAGGTTTACGTCCAGCACCGATTCGGGATCCACCACGATTCGTACCATCTTTAGCCAAATCTCTCCCTCCTTCCGGCAGGGGTTAATACCCCCTTTGATTTCGATTTTTTACACACGAAGGCCCAGGCCCGCTCCCGCGCAAAATTTTTTAACGATTCGATGGCCCCCTCCGTGGTCTAATAATGATATCGATGTGGTGTTTTGTGCCAACGATCATCCATTTGCGCAGTAATGCGGGAATGGCATGGCTTGCATAATGCCATTAGATTCTTGGAGTCGTTGTTGCCGCCATGTTCTAGCGGTAGTACGTGGTGAACTTCGGTAGCCTTGGTATATCTTCCTTGACTCAAGCACATTTCACAAAAGGGATGGTGGAGTAAGTATCTTTGTCTGATCCTAGGCCAGCCACGATGATAACGTGGACGACTACGCTTGGGACGTTGGTAACAATTGTAATGAGAGCTGACTTGTTTGGCATGGACATCACAATAAGTGTTGTGGGTGAGCCGCGGGCAGCCAGGATAACGACATGGCTTCTTGGGTGAGTAAGGCATGGAACTCCTCCTTCTTGTAGGCATAAGAAAAGCCCAGCAGGTTAACCTGCCAGGCTGTGATGTTATAAAGCAAATGCCTTGTCCTAATTTTCTACACTATCATCGTAACATGGATAAGCTTCTTGTTTATTCTCCGTTTTACCTTTCTAGTGATGTGCTCCATAGAGCAGGAGAGTGAGATGGTCGATTGCCTTGTTTTTCCTATTGTAAGCAGTGGTCTTAGCAATAAAGAACTTGTCCATCAACAGGGTCAGTCCTTCATTCATCGATTGGTTTGGTGTTCGGTAGCAGGCGTCCAGTACGAAGCGCTCGTTCTCAGACAGCTTTTTCCAGGATGGCTCGAACCACTTGAAGTAAAGACGCGCTTGCTGGTAACGTTCATTCAGTTTAGCGGTTTGATCGATACCGTGGATTAAACGAGGCTCGGTGGGGTTGTCCTTGTTATGGTTGCCAGGGACAAGACCATATTGAGGTGAACTTACACCAATCATCTGCTCCTTGGTTATTTTGAGATCGTCGTGGTAAGAATCAATGATAAACTTCATGCCATCGTAGTCTTTCAATGCTGCAACGGTTGCTCGCCGTTTGTCTAAGTAATTCCACATAATACTCATGCTACAACACTTCCTTTCAAGTTAGCCTTCACCGCATTAATCAAAGCCAACTGAGTTTTATCCTTTTGCTTTAAGGCTGTCATAATGTTTTCATCGATAGTGCCTTCAGTAATGAGATGGTAGATTACTACAGGCTGTTGCTGACCTTGCCGCCATAGTCTGGCATTAGTTTGCTGGTAAAGCTCCAGACTCCAGGTCAGACCATACCAGATTAAGGTAGAGCCACCAGCCTGCAAGTTTAAACCATGACCGGCTGAAGCGGGGTGAATTAAAGCCAGTGGAATTTTACCAGCGTTCCAGTCGTTAATGTCCTGAGTGGTTTTAATCTCACGTACCTGGAAGCGTTGTTTAATTTGTGCTAGGTCATGTTTGAACCAGTAAGCAATGAGTACCGGCTTGCCATTGGCGGCTTCAACTAAATCTTCTAGAGCGTCTAGTTTGCGTTGATGGATTTGCACCACTTGTTGCTGATCATCATAGACACAACCGTTGGCCATCTGGCAAAGCTTATTAGAAAGACTAGCAGCGTTAAGGGCATCGATTTGTTTACCTTGGGTGGAAACCACTAACTGCGCATTTAATTCATCATAAATGGTCTGCTCGCTGGGACTCATCTTTACTGGCACGGTGTTCATTGTTAAGGGTGGTAGTTGCAAGTAGTCCTTGGACTTCATGGAAATGGTAATGTCATCAATAGCACGGTAAATACTTTGTTCTGCACCTGGCTTTGGCTTGTAAGTAAACACCTGATACATGTTGCGCTTGTCGGGGTCAAAATAGTTTGCTCTGTAATATGAGATGAAGCGACCAAGACGTTTACCCATATCCAGCACCCGGAACTCCGCCCACAAATCCATCAAACCGTTGGACGATGGAGTACCAGTCAATCCCACAATGCGTTTAATCAACGGTCGAACTCGTTTTAAGGCTTTGAAGCGTTGGGAGCGATAAGACTTGAAGCTAGACAGTTCATCAATGACGAGCATGTCGTAATCAAATGGAATGGATGATTCGATGAGCCATTTTAAGTTTTCTCGGTTAATGATGTAGATATCGACTTCTTTTTGGGCAGCCTTGACCCGTTGGCTTTTGTTGCCAGTGATTACTGAGTAAGTTAAATCTTTTAAGTGATCCCACTTATTGATTTCTTCCGGCCAGGTTTGCTTGGCAACACGCAGAGGAGCAACAACTAGTACCCGGTGAACTTTATCTTGATGGATGAGTTGCTTGATGGCCGTCAGAGTAATGACACTCTTACCTAAACCCATGTCAAGTAAGATTGCAGCTACCGGATGTTCCAGAATGAACTTGGTCGCGTATTGTTGGTATTCATGCGGCTTGTATTGCATCTAGCATTCCTCCGATCTGTTCAAATTGATCACAAACAAATACTTGGTAGCCAAGCTGCTTTAGTTGGCTAAGTCTTTGTATTTGTAGTGGGCGAGGGTGTTTACCTGGAGACTTCATTTCTACAAACCCCATGTGACCTTCAGGCAGTAGAACCAGTCGATCCGGAACTCCTGTCATTGATGGGGAGGTGAATTTTAGGCAAAGTCCACCACGTTGCTGGGTAGCTTTTACAAAAGCTGATTCAATTCGTTTTTCTAACATTTTGAAAATCCTTCCTAATCGCCTAGCCATCAAGCTTTGTGTAAGTGGTGTTAGGCGATTTACTACTCTTTTCCATATCTCTTTTTTTAAATTTTTTATTTCTATATACAAGTAAGGTAAATGACCATCATGACCAACACAAATTAGCCGAAAAGCTTACTGTGACAGTGAATCTGATGAATCATTCGTGTAAGTTAGGTGCTAGTCGAGAAATTCTGATGCCTTTAAGCGCAGTCCGCGAACATAGGATCCAGTATTCTTACGTTGACGTTGAAAGCCCGCATTCTTAAGGGCCGTGTAAAAGTCAGTGGTACTTCGGGTGTATTCGCCGATACCTTGGCAGTATTCTCGGTACTTTTGATAGAGGTCACCCGATTTTTGCTGATAACTAGAATCAAGTTCGCAATTTTCATTGAGAAAATGACCTAACCAGTCATTATCGGCGTGGTAGTCCTTGACTGCTTTAGTAACTGCTGCCGGAGTAGTTAGCTGGTAATTTTGTTGAATGATTCGTTGCGCGCCCTCAATGATCCATTGCAACACTGCCGGACCGGCTTGTTCGGTTAGGTACTGGGCATAATTTTTAATATCATTGTGTTTGGCAATCGTGGCTTTAAACGGTATTACGATCAATCGCCGCCAGATTCCTTCATCGTTACCGCCCACGTGAGGCAGGTAGTTGGTATAGAGAACGATGGTATGACTAGGTGTAAAAGAGAAGGGCTTCATGTATTTTTTCTCAGCGTAGATTTCATCAGTTGAACAGAGTTGTTTGACAATCGAAGTGTTTAGTCGTTTGCCTTCTTCCAGCTCAGCAGAGATGATTAAGCGTTTACCTTTGACTTCAGCCATTTCTGGTTTGACATTCCGTCGAACACCTGTTGTTAAGGCATCAGCTGAGAGGTGACCAGTATAAGAACCGAGTACATTGGCAATTGTGTTCCAGAAAGTGGATTTACCATTTCGTCCACTGCCATATGCAATAATCAACGCTTCCAAGTAAACCTGACCAATGGCAACGAGTCCCACAATTTCTTGAACGTAATTTATTAGTGCTAGGTCGTTACAAAAGAATGTATTTAGGGCTTCTTGCCAGATTGAATTTCCTTGACTGCCAGGCACACAAGACGTGGACTTAGTAATCAAATCGCTGGCTTGAATTTCTTGTTGCCCATGAATGCCCTGTTTAAGGTTGTAAGGGCCATCAGGAGTGTTTAATAAAAAGGGATTAGCATCGAATTCATTGATTTCTTTTACTAACTTTGGCCGGGCGTTAGTCAAGATTCCATTGATGCCACGGGTGCTCCGTTCCTTGAGAATAAAAGCTTCATAAGCCTTGGCGTTTTGATATTCTTTGAACGTAGCTTGCTGATCATCATTAAAAGTGCGACTAGCCTTCGTTTTGCCCATCGTTTGAAGCGCGCTAGTTACGCCATTTTGTTGGATCACTTGGTAAGCCTTAGTGACTCGTAGTTGAGCATCCGCAAGTTGTTTGTCAGTAAAGCGTTGAACCTCGCCGAGAGCGAGGGGCTCCGATTCTTGCCAAATTTTACCGTCAAACCACATAAAACCTGACTGGTTGGTGTAGCAGACGCGGTCCTTACAGTTGTTAACAAAAACATAGGACTCGCCAGTATCCGAATAATCGTAGGGATGCAGATCATCATTGGGTTGATTATATTCTTCAGGTGGAATATAACCTTTTTTACTGGCCATTCGGTGGCCGAATTTGATAGCACTATGCCAGATGGTTCTTAGTTCTTGTTCTCCCAGTGGCGGTTCACACTTCGCTGCCTCGTCTTGAAAGGCCTGACGTGCTTCGGGAGTATTGCCCAATCGCATAATGATTCGACCAGCAAAGTGGGAGAGAGTTGCATTGCGTTTGCCTTGGCGAATCGATCCGACCTTTTGCTTGGCAAAGTAACGTTGCGCCATCATAAATTGGTCGATGGTTTGGGATCCTTCGTGCCAACTAACTTGTGTACTGGGAACACCAAATACGAAGCGGGCAGCATCGAGAGCATTGTTATCAAAATAGGGGAAATATTCTTGAATTTCATGTTTTAATTCAGCGTAGGTTTTAGCATTATTGATCTCGCTAATTGGAAAGTAGATGTGGAACTTTGGGCGCGGGGCTTTATTGTTCTTAGCTTTCATGTTGTTGCGCGATAATGTAATGGCATAAGAAACGCCATCAAAGTAATTCGCAATGCTGGTAGGATTAATCCAAGCGGCAGAATCATCAGAGTGGTCATTGTCACAATCCATGACTAAGCAGTCAGCTTTGATGAAGTTTGCAATGTTACGTTGGTTATTCTTGAACCGCCCACAAACATGGTCATACTGTACGGCCTGCTGTAATTCTTGGGAGTTAGTGATAATTAGCTGGTTAGGGTAAATAGTGTTACTGGCCTGACCGGAATTGGCTGCTGTTGATAAAGTAAAGTGCATCTTAGCAATCCTCCATTCTTGTATTAAAGTATCGAACTTCTTTATTCTTCCGTTTGGCAAGGCGGATGAAGTAGCGTGTATCGTGAGTTGGGCTGCCAAACGACCAAGCCTCCGCACACTTGGTTAGCAGCACGATATTGATAAAGGCTGCTATTTGAAATTCTTTCGAGTTATGCAGGTTAATAAATTGTGGTAAGTAAAGCTGTGGACAAACCGGAATGCCGCCTTTTTGGTAGACAAAGCGGCAGTAAAAGCGAACTGCCATAATGTCCGCTGAATTACCTTTTATTACTTCGGTAAAGGGTGCGATCACAAAGATCATCGGACGATAGTTGGGATTCGGTTTGTTATTACGCAGCTTGGCAATTGCCGTGGTTGCTTCTGACATAAATTCAGATCCTTTCTAATATTTTGAGAACTCAAAAAGCCCTCACTGATAAGCCAGATGAGGGCAGAAAGTAAACCATTATGATTAATCTTTTTTGTAAAAATCACTGACAAAACCGGCCGCGTTGAGAATCAAGCCATCAGCCCAGCGTGGTACTTCGGTCATTATCTTGACCATCTTTTCTAATGAATAGTTGGCTGGAGCATCGATTACGGCCTCATCATGTATGTGCATAACAACAGGATTACCTGCATCCTCTAAACGTCGCATTGCTTCAGCTAAGAGGTCACGGCTGGTTGCTTGAACAATGTTTTCAACAAGTTTTGCGCCATATGTTTCAATACGATCCCACTTTTTCACTGCATTGATACCCATAAAGGTAATTGATTCGCTGCCAAAACGGTTAATACCAATTTTGGGCTTGGAGTAACAAAGCTTGCGTCCAGAGCGTAATCGTAAGAACATGCAGCCACTACGATAAATAAACTTTATTCCGTGGGTGGCTTGCGGTAGATGTGATTTAATGCATTCTTTTGCTGCTTTGTCGATATCCCACCAAAACTGTACGATGTGGGGGCTGGCATTACGCCACATTTGTACCAATGAATGTAATTCTTCCTCGGTTAGACCTAAATTAGTCGCACCCATAGCTTTGAGTGCTCCGATGGAGCCACCATACCCTAATGCAAGTTCAGCAATCTTGCCTTTTTGCCGGAGTTCGCCATTAACTCCGTGTTTAACAACGGGAACGCCAAACATCTGACTAGCGGATGCACAGTAGATGTCCTCATTATTAGCGAAAGCTTTTTGTCGCCATTCTTCACCCGACAGCCAGGCAATCACCCGCGCTTCAACGGCCGAAAAGTCAGCCACATAGAAATGGTGCCCTTGGCTGGGGATGAAGGCGGTCCTAATTAATTGTGATAGGACGTCTGGTACTGAGTCGTAAAGCATCGAAAGAGCAGTAGTGTTGCCTTGTTTAACTAGTTCACGAGCTTCTTCTAGGTCAGGCATTGAATTTCGAGGAAGGTTTTGTACTTGTACTAAGCGCCCAGCCCACCGACCAGTCCGATTGGCCCCATAAAATTGTAAGAGTCCATGAACGCGGCCATCTCGGCACATTGCTTTTTGCATTGCCTGATACTTCTTTACACTAGATTTTGATAACAGTTGACGCAGGCTTAGAACTTGATGAACCTTACCGGTGGTAGTTTGCAAAAGCTGAGCTACTGAGGCTTTGGATAGAGAGTCGATATTCATTCCCCGCTGGTTGAGCCAATCTTTTAACTGCAGTGGTGAGTTGGGATTGGCCAGGCCAGTTAGTTTCTGCGAAACTTGCAAGTATTGATCGTGAAAATTTTCCTGACATTTAATGGCGTTGTTGACCAGTTGTTGATCAATCCGAATACCACGATCATTAATATCCTGATCCATCCAGTAGTTTTCCCATTCATTTTGGGAGACTGGGAAGCGTTCGAGCTTCTGGGTGATTTCCATTTCAACTTCAACGTCACGTTGGTTGTACTGCTTGAATTGCTGCCATTTGTCAGGTGCATGATAAGGAAAATTACGTGTACGATTTTGATTAGATTTGGTTGGCTTGCAGGGAGTACAAAAGTAGCGCACGAGTTCTTTCCCAGCCGTAATTTTCTGACGAGGAAGCCCTAAAACAGTACCCACGTCGCTTAACGATAAGGGTAGACCAAGGGTAGCCGACCAAACTCGCGAACAGTGCCAACCGGCTGGCTTTAAGCGATGCCCAACGAAACGTGATAGGCAAACTCGTTCAAATTGAGCATTAAATGCACTTTTGATAATGGTGGGATCATCTAGGGCTTTAACGATTGGTTGTGGAATTTTTTCACCTTGAGTTAAGTCCACCACCTTGACTGGTCCCAAGTCAGTGGCATAACCAAAGAGCAAAAGTTCAAAATCGTCGCTATCAGCATAGCGATAAACACCAGTTTGATTCAGGTTGGTACTAGAATAAGTTTCGATATCAATCGAGATTTGCTTCATTAGGAATCCTTTCTACAAAAAATGGGTAGCCAAAGTGACTACCCGTTTTCTGATTTAAGCTAAGAAATCATCGTCGCTACTATCATCAATGGCAGTGAAGTCATTGCTAGCACTAGCATGTCCACCTAGTGGTTCACCATCGCGAATCTTTTGAATGTTACCAAGACCACAGGCGATGCCTCGATTACCGTTGGTGTTAAAAGCATAGAAGTTAATGGAAACGCGAGCGTAGCAGCCACTGTAAACTTCGTTGCGATCAAGAATTGGTTGGACATGCTTGTCTACAATTTGGGGAGCCGTAATTGAATTAGCGTTGATAAAGTAACTATCTTGGTAGGCAGCATCATCGCGTTCAACGTCACCGTCGCGAAGTGGAAGCTTCAGAGTAGCTTTGTTAGGTTTCTTGCCACCAAACTTTCCAATGCCTTCTTGGATGGCAGCATCGATGGCTTTCTCAATGGCAGTAATTGTTTTCTGATCTGACTTAGGGATGATCAGACTGACTGAGTATTTTTCTTTACCGCCATTAATGGACTTTGGTTCCCAGATGTTGGCGTAAGAAAGACGAGTGTTAATACCAGTAACGATCTTAGTTTGTTGTGACATATTATTTTTCCTCCTTAAATTCATCCTTGGGGTTTGATTTACCAATACCCTGGCGCCGATCAGAATTTGGTACTAGGGTTGGTTTACCCGCGGGCTTAACAATTTCCTGACTGAACAGTTCGGTAAATTTCTTCTTGCCGAGCTGTTTTTCTAACTTTGTAATTGGCAGTAGCTTCTTTTGGTAAATATTGTGATAGCCATTAGCTTCAGCAATTTTTGCTACAGCTGCTTCATTCTTATAGTGTCGGACGGATCGACCTTCGACGATTTTGTAACCTGGCCACTGCTTGCCATGGTTGATGGCTAAATCAGCAGCGTAATCTTTAACTTCGTGAGCCCAGCGGTTTAAGTCATCGATATGTTCCAGAACCTCAGTAACTTCTTTGTCCGTTAACAGATTGGGAGAGCAAAGCTGAAAACGAGTAAGTTTATGGTGGTAGTCATATCGGGCACGTAGCACTGCGTTGCAAGCAGAGAATTGACACCAGGGACCATAACGAATAGTACCTTTGCCAGCAAAAGCTAATTCGGCCTTTTGCTTGAGTTCGGTGTTAGCCCAGTGCATGAGCTGCTTGGCATCAATCCTCCAAGTACTAATATTGGCCATGCGAGGTTGAAAAATTATAATTTTGATTTCGTCAACGTTGTACAAGTTACCGAACATTTCTAGGGCACCAATGGCGTAGAGCTTCATCTGTGGATTATTCTTGGCTTCCACTCGGACACCTTTCCCATATTTGAAGTCGATAATATGAAGTAGGTGGTCAGAAGCAATCACACAGTCGCCAGTGCCGAAGCCTTCAGGAACATATTGAGAGAAGTCCAGTTTCTGTTCTACGCGGATGGTGGCGTCAGGTGCGTATTCTTTTGCTTGTTCGTATTGTTCCATGACGTAGCTGGCATAATCGTCAGTCAGACTCTCCATCTCATCAGATTGGTAGTCAGAAGATGGGCGTTTGAACTTATCACCAAGCAGTCGATGAATCTTATACTCTCCCAAAGCATGAGCAGCCGTTCCTTCGGCGGCAGCATTGGAAGTGGAGTGCGGAAAATATTGTTCCAATCGTGGGAGTGGCGGAGCACTTAACCAACGGTTGGCACTAGAAGCTGATAGCAAAGCGTGATGTTTTGGTGAACTCATTGTCCTAACCCCTCCGCACTATAGTAGAGGTTCTCGTAATCCTTGGGGTCCACGTCAGAGAGCTTTTCGGCACCAAACTTATGCAGCAAGGCTTTCACTTGGGTGGTGTAGCCTTCGGCACTCTTCTTTGCTAGCATCTTGCGGACAGTTACTTTATCTTTTATTGGATCGCGCTTTGGCTGCTCATCATTACATTGCTCTCCATTTTGATTGCTTGATAGCAATTCATGAAGGGATAGAATAGCTTCTTTGGTTTGATCGATCAGGTTCTCAGCTTCCTTGAGTTTTAAATCAAGATCATTCATTGCGCTCATAGGAATCCTCCTTTACTTCGTTAATCTGTAACTGTTGAACATCCTTGCCAGGTGTGATCACCATCAAGTGATGTGGTTTACCGAGTAGTAAACGGAGCAATCGTTCACGGATCGTGACGTTGCGCATGCTGACAATGCCATCTTGAGGATGGTTGGTAAGCTTAATTGACACTTTATTCGTCATCTTTTATCTCCTTTCAAATCACTGTGTGGGTCATTCCTCACATCTATTTGCCAGGAGAAGAAAAAAAGTGAACCATCTCTGGCTCACTTTTTCTTAATTACTTTTTGATCCCGTAGAATTGGCGCAGCTTTGCTAAGCCAGCTTTAACATGTCTACCAGCCATGACATTACTGATACCCATATTGTTGGCGATTTGCCTTTTTCTGAGTTTCAGACAGTAGTAGCTCAGGACAGCATACCGCTGTTTGATAGTTAAAGTCTTTAAAGCATCTGGTAATTGATTAGCTAATTGTTGGCGGAGTTGATTATCTTCATTTTTAATTAACATATCTAACAAATGATCTTTCCCGTAAACAGACGTGATTTCCATAGAATACCTATCCGCTAACGTATCGATTGCATTAATGTCGGGATCTTCTAATGAGGTAGCAAAGAACTTATCTTGATGCCTTTCATTTCGATGATCTGAATTGTATTGATCATGATTAAAGTCAAATACAATATTTCCCTGCGCTTTGGTAATTGTAGTTACCTGATTTCCCATGTGCTTTACCCTAACGATTAACTTGCCGTCCTTTTCACCGATTAATTCATACTCACTGTTATCTGTTTTCATTAATAAAACCTCCATTCCGGTCTCCCGAAACGAAGGCAAAGGACAAAAAGAGCCACTGGTAGTGTGCAAAACAGTCCGAAACTTATTCGTTTCGGGACTGCAGCAAACCTTCCAGTGGCTGGTTGCAGTTAAAGTATTCAATTTGGTAAGCATGCTGGAACATCGTTAGCTTGACGATGCATGCTGAATTAAATAGATAAAATTCACGATCGCCTAAATAATATTGAGAAACGCATATGTAAACGGTATACTTAAATAGTGAATTGAATCATTATCTTTAATTCACAATTAGTATATTGGAAACAAGAATTTGACCCCGGACAGTTTGAGACAAAATCGGGCATTTTTTGTCCGAAAGTAGAGTGTGATTAATATGGAATTTTCTGATTTCTTTGACATAATGTGGACTTACCTGGCTGACCCAGAATCTAAAGAAAGCAACAAAGAAGGCCGACCAGAGTTCCTTAAAAATTTAATTGATATGTTGATCCGTGAACCGCAAACAGAAGAGGAAGACCAAAAAGCGGAAAACGGAGATTTAAATCCGTTAAATAATAAGGAAGCAGACACGATTAACAAGTACTGTTCTGGATCCAGAAAAATTCCAAAAAAAGATGCAAAAGATATCTTGAAAAGAATCAGTGATGGAAATCGATTTTTTGAAAGAATTGTTTTTGCAGCTCCTGGGGCAAAAAAAGGTATTAGAGATGAACTTAGAAAAAGAAGTTTTAATGTTACTTCTGCTTCATTAGGTAAAGTATGTTTTGACATAATGAAAGCCTTCCTAGAAAAATTTAAGGAAGGAAAAAGTTCTGTGACTGAATCCGATATTGCAGATGATAAAAAGAATGTTACCTACTTAAAGTTAGTTCACGATGTTCAATTTAAATGTCCGCTATGTGGACGAGAATTGATTACTGATGGAGATACTGAAGCAATTGCAGGATATGATGTGGTCCATATTTTTCCAGCCAATCTATCAATGGAAGGTAAAGCAGAATTTTCCAAAATAAAAAAAGCACCTGAAAATTCAGATGCTTTGGAAAATAAAATTCCCTTGTGCTTAAATTGTGCAAATCTTTATCTCGAGAATCCAACATTAAAGAATTATCAAACCTTAGTTAATGAAAAAAGACGTATTGATATTGAACACAAACTCGCCAAAGGACTTAATCAGTTAACCTTAGAAGATAATTTAATCAAAGCTATAAAGGCTTAAAAGAGATAAAGCCCGATAAGATTACTAATTCCATTTCTTATGATGCGCATAAGATAGAAGAAAAGATTAACAATGACTACCCTTTGCAAGGTGCTGTTCAATTTTATGTTATGGGTTACTACAACAAAATAAGAGATCAATTCTCAAGTATGGAGGGTAACTCGTTCAGTTTTGATGACCTGGCCACAACAATTAAATTGGCATATATCAAATTTAAACGAGAAGGATTAAGTCAGAGTGAAGTGTTTAATCATCTGGCTCATTGGATTCTTGACAAAGAACATTTGGAAAATGATTTTATAGAAGCGGCGAGAATTTTAGTTGCTTTCTTTGTACAAAATTGTGAGGTGTTTGAAGTTGAAAATGCCCAGTAAAGTTACTGATTATAAAGAGAGTACACTAGCCAATCTACCTAAAATTTTAAAAGCCTTAGATAAGGATGCTATGAATCCACAACAACTTTTTGCAGCCACAAAAAGATATTTTGATGATGTTGGCGAATTTGTTGAGTCCTTAGATTGTTTATTTACTTTGGGTAAAATTCGCATTGATAAAGAGACAGGTGTGATACACAGTGTTAAAGCAAATTAGTTGTGATCAATTTATTATTGATGGAAAGGTTCGAGGACCAATAAATTTTGGTAAAGGGCTAAATGTTGTACTAGGTGGAAAGGGTGGAACTAATTCAATAGGGAAATCTACCTTTTTAATGATCTTAGATTTCGTGTTTGGAGGGAATGATTACGTAAAGAAGGATAGCGACGTTCAAAAGAATGTTGGACAGCATACTATCAAATTTATTTTTGAATTTAATGGTAAAGACTACTATTTTTCAAGATCCACTGAGGATTTTCAAAACATCAATGTCTGCGATGAAAATTTTAAGCCTTTAGCGGATAAAAGGATGACAAGGGATGAATATTTAAAGTTCTTATCTAAAAAATATAATTTGGACCTGCCTGGATTATCTTTTAGAAACGCTGTTAGCAGATTTATTCGGGTTTATAACCGTCAAACAGTGAATGAAAGAAGACCGTTGCAAGCTGTTAATCAGGAACAGGGCAAGCAACAGGTTTATAGTTTGTTGAAGCTATTTGATAGATATTCTCCGATAGAGGCGAGGGAAAAAGCTGCAAGTGACGCTGATAAAGCCTATAAAGTATTTAAAAATGCAGGTGCGTTTAAGTATGTGCCAATAGTAGATACTAAAAAACAGTTCAAAGAAAACGTTGATAAAATTTCTGAACTTAAAGATGAGCTATCTGATCTAGAATCAAAGAATAATGAAGGAACATTGAATCTAGATGAAATACAGGCCGAACATCTTAGAAATATTAGAGAAAATTTATCAAAACTGAGAGACTGCAAGAATACATATATTAGTAGACTTAATGTTGTTAAGGCTAATGAGCAAGCTGGGCCTGGTAAATTTAGAAGCAATTATCGAGAATTACAACAATTCTTCCCGGACATTGATTTAAACAGGATAGAAGAAATCGACAAGTTTCATCATCAAGTTACCAAGTTTTTGAAAGAGGAATTTGAAAAAGAGAAGAATTCTCTAGAGACAAACATTAGTGAAATTGATCATCATATTAACGAGCTAGTAACTGAAGCTAGAAAAATCAAAAATCAACAAGCTCCTAACGTTCAAACGGCTATTCTTAATGACTATGCTGATAAAAAAGCTGAACTTAAAAGGTTGGAAGACGAAAATAAAAATTATGAGAAGAAAAAAGAACTTAAAGAAGCGCAAAAAGATCAAAATGAAGCTTTAAAAACAACTGTGAATACTCAGCTTGCGGAAGTTCAGCACTTACTAAATGAAAAAATGGCCAAGCTAAATGAAGAGATATGTGGTTCATCCTCTTTTCAGCCGCCCCATATTGAATTGAAAGCTAACAATTATTCCTTTGAAACTATTAATGATCAAGGAACAGGTACCTCATTTAAAGGTCTAATTCTTTTTGATCAGGCATGCTTAGAGTTAACCAGATTACCGTTCTTTATTCATGATTCTTTGATGTTCTCTAACATTGAAATAGATCGCAAGGATAAGATCATTGAAATGTATGGAAAGGAAAATAAACAGGTTTTCATTTCTATTGATACTATTGATCTTCTTTCAGACAAGGCACAACAAATTATAAAAAAGCACACTGTTCTTACATTAGAGCGTGGTGGTAAAGAGTTATTTGGGAGATCTTGGAATGAACAACAATCAAACTAAGTTAAAAATCAACTATAAGATGAGCTACAAAAAATTATGGAAGTTACTAATTGACAGAGGCATGCAAAAAAAGGATTTGCAAAAACAATGTGATATTAGTGCAGCATCTATTGCTAAGCTAGGAAAAAATGCCAACGTTACTACAGATCTTTTAATGAAGATATGCTCAGGGTTAAATTGTAACCTTGCCGATATTTGTGAAACAGAACGCATCAACACAGGAGAATAATTAATGCAAACAGATAATGAAAAATACAATGAAACTGTACAGCCAAACACAGCTTTCTTAAATGAACTGAAAGAAAAGTTGCCCGAATTTTTTACCAAAGAAGGATCTTTTGATCTTGATAAGTTCAAGGACCAATTGAAAGACAAAAATGTGAATGAGCTGAGCGAAGGATATCAATTAGACTTTATCGGTAAAGACTATGCACGTCGCCAGGCAGGTGAAATGCCGAGTACTGTAATTGTACCCGATGAAAAGCAAAATCAAGGTGAAGGAAAAGATAGTAAGAATCTCTTTTTCACCGGCGATAACTTAGAAGTGCTGCGTCATTTGCAGAACAATTATCAAAACAAGATTGATGTTATTTACATTGATCCACCGTATAACACTGGTAGCGATGGCTTTGTTTATCCCGATTCTTTTGAATATAGTGATGAGAAATTGAAAGATATGTTTGGCTTAGACGATGACCAAGTTGAGCGTCTTAAAAGCATCCAAGGGAAATCTAGTCATTCCGCTTGGCTTACATTTATGTACCCAAGATTGATACTAGCTAAGAGATTTTTAGCTAATTCAGGTGTAATATTTATTTCCATTGACGATAATGAAAGCACGAATTTGAAAGAAATTTGTGATGAAATTTTTGGCGAAAATAATTTTGTTGCGAATATTGCGTGGAGACGTCAGGATGGTCAATCAAATATTGGCTCTTTAGCTAAAGTAAAAGAGTATATACTTGTTTACTCTAAGTCAGATACCTTTAAAATTGGACATTTGCCCTTATCTGAAAAAGCAAAGAAAGATTATAAATATCATGACAAACGTGGATATTACGGTAGGGGACGTCTAAGAGAACCTGTTCGGGGTCGTTTTAATTATGATGTAAGAACACCAAGTGGAGATATAGCTAAGGGTCCATGGCTAATACCTGAAAATGAGTTTATAGAATTAAAAAAGAAAGACCTCATTCACTGGCCCGAAAAGAATGGTGGTTCGCCTCGACGAAAGATTTATCTAAAAGATATGCTTAATAAGGGGCAGATTCCTAATGATTTTTGGGGGGATAGAATATGGAACTAATCAAAGAGGAAGTAATGAGGTACAAGAGCTTTTTGGTAAAAGATATTTTAATTTTCCAAAACCAACATCATTAATAAAAATGTTAGTTAGAATTGGAGGCAACAAATATGCAACTGTAATGGACTTTTTCGCTGGCTCCTCCACAACCGCTGATGCAGTTATGCAACTCAATGCCGAAGATGACGGCCATCGTAGATTCATTATGGTGCAGCTTCCTGAACAAACTTACCATACTAACAAAGATGGCAAAGAAGTACCAACTAAGGGTGGTAAAACTGCATATGACGCTGGCTTCAGATCCATTGATCAGATTTCACGTGAGCGTATTCGTCGTGCTGCCAAAAAGATTCGTGAAGATAATGAATTAACTTTGCCAGAAGACTTTGATGGTAGTTTTAAGCACTACCGGGTAGTGAAACCTGTTAAGCAAACTCTCGAAGACATTGATGACTTCGATCCAAATAACACTAATTTATTTACCAATATGGTTGATGGGTTTTCTAGCCAAGCATTGAACATTGATGGGGATGCTAGCGGTGAAGAAACAATTTTAACTACTTGGTTAGCTAAAGATGGTTATGCATTTGATGCTGATGTGCAGGATGTAAAATTTGGCAACTACACTGCACATAAAGTTGAAGATAACAGACTTTACTTAATCAATGAGGGATGGGGTGCCGACCAGACTAAAGAGTTGCTGAACCAGCTTGGCACACACCAATTAGAAGTTCAATCCGTAGTTCTTTTTGGCTATTCATTTAACGTTGCTGAATTACGTGAACTGGAAAATGGTCTTAAGCAGTTAGACAGTAAAGTTACGTTAATCAAGAGGTACTAGTGTCATGAAGATTAAACTTGAAACTTTACAACACCAAACTGATGCACTAACTGCGATCGATAAGGCTTTTCCCGGAATTGATACCACGACTAATGATCCAAATGCCAATTACATTTACGCTAATCCTTTAATTAGGTACCGTTATAACGATAAAGCAAATATCGATATCAAAATGGAAACTGGTACCGGGAAGACCTATGTCTACACCCGGATGATGTACGACCTTCATCAAAAATATGGTCTCTTCAAATTCGTCATTGCCGTACCCAGTCCAAGTATTAAGGAAGGTACTCGCAGCTTTATTACTAGCGATTATGCTAAACAGCATTTTAGCGAATTTTATGAAAATACCCGTGTACAATTAAACGTCATTAACGCAGGTGATTTTAGTGCGCGCTCAGGGCGCCGGAACTTTCCCGCTCAACTTTCTGAATTTGTGGAAGCTACTCGACAGAACGCTAATCAAATTGAAGTATTGCTGGTTAACCAGGGGATGCTGCATTCAAAGTCCATGCACCGTGATGACTATGATCAAACTTTATTAGGTGGCGAAACATCTCCAATTAAAGCTATTGCAGCTACTCGGCCCGTAGTGATTATTGATGAACCACAACGTTTCCCTCGTGGTAAGAAATTTTACGAGGACATCGAAGAAATGAAGCCTCAGTTGATTGTTCGGTTTGGGGCTACATTTCCAGAAACGACTAGTGGACGGGGTAAAAATAAGATCACTAAGATTGATTATTATCGTGGTGAACCTCAATTTAACTTAGATGCTGTTGATAGTTTTAACCAAGGCTTGGTTAAGGGAATTGATATTGATTATCCTGACATGACTGAGGAGCAAGCTAATAATCTATATAAGGTTAAACAGGTTAAAGCTAAAGGACTTATTCTTACAAAGGGGAAGAAAGAATACCAACTTAGCGTGGGCGAAAACTTAGCAGATGTTGATCCAGGTTTTGAAGGAAACATTACTTACGCTGGAGGGACAGACCGTGAATTATCTAATGGGTTGGCTTTATCTAAAGATATGAAACTTATTCCTGGTACCTTTGCTCAGAATTATCAGGATGAAATTATCTCTCAAGCCTTAGATTGTCATTTTAAAGCAGAAGAAGAGAACTTTCTGCGCCTAAATTCGGGTGATAATGCTCCTAAAATCAAGACTCTATCATTATTCTTTATCGACAGTATTTCCAGTTTTCGTGGGGAAAATAATGGTAAAGGATGGTTGGCCCAACACTTTGAAAAGATTTTAACCAAGAAGCTGAAGAAACTAATTGAACGTTATGAATTAGCTATCGATGACCGAGAAAAGGAATATCACTCCTTTTTACAAGCAACATTAAAGAGCTTACAGTCTGAACATCAGGACGTCTATGCTGGTTATTTCAGCGAAGATCGTGGAAGCTCCGATGCTGATATCCAAGCAGAAGTTGAAGATATTTTAAGCAATAAGGAAAAGTTGCTTAGCTTCAAAGATAAAGATGGCAACTGGCTGACGCGCCGTTTTCTATTCTCTAAGTGGACGTTACGTGAAGGTTGGGATAATCCAAATGTCTTTACGATTGCTAAGTTACGAACTTCCGGTTCAGAGATTAGTAAGATTCAGGAAGTTGGTCGTGGCTTACGTTTGCCAGTTGATGAAACTGGACACCGCCTTAACCAAGATGAATGGCAAAGTCGTTTATCATTCTTGATTGGTTATGATGAGCGTGATTTTGCCCAGAAACTGGTTGGCGAAATCAATGATGATTCACCAATTAAGTTGAACCAAGAAGAACTTACTGACGATATGATTGAGCTAATTGTCCAGGCCAAACAAAAAGCTGATCCACAATTCAATGAAGATCAGCTGCTTGATGACCTGGATGATCACAATGTAATTACCCGTTCTAACAAGTTCAAAGCAAATGTTGAACTTGATGGTCAAACGATGTCCGGCTATGATGCGTTATGCCAACTTTATCCAGAACTTGAACAGCAGACTAAAGTTGCTAAGGGGAGAGTTCGGGATAAGAATTCTAAGGATAACACAGTGGTTAAGCTGCGAAAACAAAACTGGCAGCAACTAAAGAATTTGTGGCTGCAGTTGGCCAAGCGACAGATGATAAAGTTTGATCCGTCGGTTAATCAGGATGCTGAAACTGTGGCTCGTAATGTCTTCAATGATAGCGATAATAAGATTTTCGTTCTGCAGCGGCCACAAATGGTCCACCAAGAAGTGGTTACTGATAATAGTTCGGCATCTGTTCGAGAAACGCAGGCCGACTATAATACTGAATATTTGACCATGAAATATGGTAAGTTCCTTAAAATCCTGGCTCAGCAAACAGATCTATCTGTAAACTTATTGAACAACTTAATGATTAAGGCCATTAAGAGGTTAAGGAATAATACTAACTACATCAATGAAAAGACACTGGGGAACTTAATTCGAACTTTTAATAATCAATTTAACGAACGAATCAAAACTTCTTATAGTTATGAACCCTTGAAATTTTCAGCTTCTACTTCGATTTATAATGCCAAGAAACATGAATTTGTAGATTCAGTACCTGCTAGTGTCCTGGGTGTATATCAGTCAAATTCAACTTCTGATGAAAAGTACTTGTATGATCGGCCACCACTACGTTATGACAGTGCTGATCCAGAATTAAAGATTTTACAGCGCTCATATGGACCTAAGATTAGTGTCTTTGGTAAGTTACCAAAGAAGGCAATTAAGATACCTCGCTTCGATAACGGTACTACTACACCTGACTTTATTTTTAAGATTGAACATGGTAGTAAGCCAATCTATTTGGTGATCGAAGCCAAAGCTGAAAACATGCGTTTAGGTGATGAAGAAATAAGGATTATTCAACAAAAGTACTTCGATCATTTAAAGGAATCTGGAGTTTACTATCAGATGGCTACTAGCGAGCAGGAAGTACATGATTTGATCAATAAATTGGAAAATGGGGAGTTGAACTGAAATGTTGTCGCTAATCGAATTAGCTAAAGAGGGAAAGTTAGAGAAAACCGGTGCCAAGCCCAAGTTACCGATTAAGGTTGATGGGGTTAGCTCTGAAACGTTGGATGTTTACAAGATTCCACTAGAATATGTCTATTACAACGATAAGAATGGACGAATTGCGACCGGAATCTCTCAGTATCGCGATGAATTACACCCAGCAAATGATCAAGAAGATCCGCAATATAACAATTTTGTTGCTAAGTTGATTGAACAGGATAATTCATCAGCATTAAAGCGGACTGAGAAATCGATCAAAGAATCTGGTCAACAGGTTTATGGTTATGTTCTTGATGATGGTCGGATCGTTGATGGTAATCGTCGTTATACTGCCTTACGTGATATTCACCAAACGTCTGGACGAACGGTTTATTTTGAGGCCGTTGTTTTACCATTCTCATATGACAACACTACTGAACGAGCTAAAATCAAGAAATTGGAATTGGCCATTCAGATGGGTGTTGAAGAGAGGCAAAATTATGACCCGGTTGATTTGGCAGTTGACATTTACCAGACTACCAGTGGTGATAACCCAATTATGACCCAAGCGGATTATGCAGCTGACTCACATATGCGTCCGACAGAAGTTAAGAAATATTATGATGGTGCGGTCTACATGAAAAAGTTTCTAGAGTTTATTGGGGCTCCAGAAAATAACTTTAATATTATCAAAGAAAGCAAAGTTTGGTCGCTGTTCTATGAAATGGGTAAGTCACTGTCCAAAAATTTTGGTGATGATCCAGAGTCACAAGTTCGTAAAAATGAAACCATGAATTCTTACTTTGGCGTGATCCTTTATCAAATTCACGTGGGCGTTAGTGGGAATACTGCCAGAACTCATATACGTGAATATAGTAAAAATATCGTTAACAGTGTGGATAACGAAGACTTTAACGATGATGTTGCGGACATGGTGGACGATTTATCCGACTCTCTCCAGGATGATGAAATTAAGAATACCTCTGATTTAATGCAGAGTTTGACTGATGAAAATGAAACGGTTGAATCGCTAGGGGATACATTTGATACCTACATGCGAAATGCCCGCAACAGTGAGTCTGTAGATAAGTTCATTCGCAATATCAAGCAGAATGTTAAATACTACCATGATCTGAATGAAGATGGCGGATTAATTGGAAGTTTACGTTATAACGAGGTTAGTGAGGATCAGTTAAAGGAACTCCAAAAATATATGCGGGATTTAAATCAATTAAGTAAGGAGTTGTTCAGCAAGTATGGAGACGAAATCAGATAGTCCAATTATCATTAAAAATGATGCGGGCCTGTTTCAATTATTAGATGACGATCACCATACTCTGAAAACTAAGACTGCTCAGCGCGGCTTAGCAATTTTTGCTCCTTACTTCGAAGATGCTAAACAACGAACATTTAAACAAGATTTGACTTATGTTCAGTTACTTGAATTAGTCAAGAAGCTTAATCGTCGTCTGAAGCGTAAGGGATTACCCGAAGTCCAAACGAGTAATAAGTTTGATCAGTTTGTACAGCAACGACAGTATTACATTAAAGAACAAAGTCAGGCTGGGTTAACTATCAAAGATGGTGATCCTCGTTGGCAGCAAGAATTTGATAATTTCAAAACGATTGTTAGTCAAGAGATTACGCGGCCATTAAAGCCAGAGCAAGAAAAAGCTAGTTTCTTTATGACTATCATGAAACGAGCCGCTAACTTTTCAGTTCCTGGTGCTGGGAAGACTGCCATGATGTATGGAACTTTTGCCTACTTGTCTAGTCCTAGAGTGAATGAAGTTGATAAGCTCCTTGTAGTGTCACCATTAAATGCATTCGCTGCCTGGCGGACAGAATTTGAAGCTGTGTTTGGACCAAAACGGCAGCTTCATTATCTTAATATGCGGGATAAGAAGTACAATAATAATCCTGGAGTAGTTAAGCATGATTGGGTTCAAGCAGATGTGATTACGATTAACTATGAATCTTTACAAAGTAAGCTGAACATCATCAATGACTTACTGGATTCTAAAACTATGTTAGTTTTTGACGAAGTTCACCGAGTAAAAGGTGTCGGTGGTCAGCGTGCTAAGGCTGCTCTAAGTCTTAGTCAGGCACCGCATTATCGGTACGTTTTAACTGGAACACCAATTCCAAATGGCTTTAGAGACATCTACAACTTTTTGCATTTGATGTACCCTGATGAATACTCATCCTTCTTTGCTTGGGACCTAACAACCTTAAACAATATTGATTCAGAAGATGTGAACAAAAAACTGTCATCATTTTTCTGGCGGACCAATAAAGAAGATTTACATGTACCAAAACCCGACCCCGACATTATTAAAGAAGTTGAACCATCAAAGAATCAGCAGATGTTGTCACAGGCTATTTATGAAACTGAAAATGGTACTTTGGCTACTTTTATTAGATTGCTGCAAGCTTCAACTAATCCAGAATTACTAGCAACCAACATTAACTATAAAGAGTTAGGTCTTGTAGATGCGGATTCTGGTGTTTGGGATAAGCAAGCCTCAACTGTGGAAAAAGAAAATGCCAGCAGTGGGGATGCTTATAAGAAATATAATCTGGCCAAAATTGAGTCACCCAAGTTTGAACTGGGCATTGATCTGATCGACAAACTAGTTAGCCAGGGTAAAAAAGTTCTTGTTTGGGGGATGTTTGTCGGTACCATGCAAAAGATTACCGATACTCTCAACGGTATGGGAATCAAGACTACATTGGTTTATGGTGCTACTCCAAAACAAGATCGTGAAGGAATGATTAATAATTTCCGTACTGGTGATGCGCAAGTACTGGTATCGAATCCTAATACGTTAGGTGAATCTATTTCTTTGCATCAAACTGTGCACGATGCTGTCTACTTTGAATATAACTTCAACCTGACATTTATGTTGCAGTCGCGGGATCGGATCAATCGATTGGGACTATCAGCTGATCAATACACTCGTTACTATTATTTGATGACCAAAGGTGATGTTGCCCACACTGGCTTTATTGACAGTACAGTGTATAAGAAGCTGAAGGATAAAGAAAAGGTCATGCTCGATGCCATTGATGGTCAATTGCTTGTTCCGGAATATACCGATGATTATCTGCAAGAAGTTAAGGATATTGTCATGGGGAGGTATAAATAA